GTAACTTATAATAGTAACACATTCACTAGTTCGGTAAATACTGGTGCTGCAGCTATTGGTGGTTATAACGCTAATGGTTTTGGTGTTCTTGGTAAATCAGGGGCCGGTATAGGCGTTATTGGTGCTGCTAACGTTGGTGGCGGTCAAGGAGTTGCAGGTTACGCCCATTCAACGGCAGATTCTTCTTCAATTGCAGGATATTTCTTTAATCAAAGTAATGGCACTGGAGTCTATGCTAGATCTTTTGGCGGTAGACCATTCGTTGCTGCTAGTAATACTGCAGAATATATGAGCATTTCAGCTAATGGTAATATTGGTATAGGCGATTCAACCCCTGCAGTTAAATTAGTCGTTAATGGTTCAATCAATACTACTAGTATAAACGCTGCTTCTCACACAGTAGGTACATCAACGATTGCTAACGCCACTGGCGTTTACACTAGCGTTGTTAATGCTGCCAGTCATACAGTTGGAACCTCGACAATCGCTAATGCCACTGGCGTTTACACTAGCGTTGTTAATGCTGCCAGTCATACAGTTGGAACTGCTTTTACTGCCAATGCTACTGTTGTTAACGCTGTTTCTTATAATTCTGGATCAACACTAATTGCAAACAGCACTGGTCCATATGGTAAAACAGAAGGTAATCTAAACGTCAACAGTGCAGCTACATTGGCTACTTCTAGAAACATTAATGGTTCCGCCTTCAATGGTTCTGCTAATATTACTACTGCTAGTTGGGGAACTGGCAGAACATTTACTATTGGCGCTACGAGTAGAACTGTTGATGGTTCTGGTAATGCGTCATGGTCATTGGCAGAAATTGATGCTCCATCTAGAACAGGTTCTGGCGCTTCTGGTACTTGGGGTATTAATATTACTGGTAATGCTGGAACTGCAAATGGTTTAGAAACCACACAGTCTTCGTTGGGTTATTCTGCATCCGCACAAAATATAGAATTTAATGGTCAAGGCGGCCCTCAAGTAAGGGGTCAGGGTGGTGGCGCAGCGATGATGTCTTTCCATCGCCCAGGCGCTCATGCTATCAACTTTGGTCTTGGAACAGACAATCAACTTCGTAATGGTGGTTGGTCTCGTGGTGGTAACTTTGTCATTTTAGATTCAGGAAATTATAATTCATATGCTCCAACATTAACTGGTGGTAATGCTTCTGGTAATTGGAATATCAGATCAACAAACTATACTGATTATGGTGGGGTCGATCAAGATTTAAGAACTTCTGCATCGCCTTCGTTTTCAGCAGGAACATTTGCTGGATTACACGCTATTAATAGTTTAGGCGGCGCTTTTAGAACTGGCGCTGGTAACTATGGTATAAGAATATATGCTGGTGGTGGTTCGGATTCTACAGCAAGCGTTATACAATTTACTAATTCTGCTCAGGATGTTCAGATAGCATCTATTGCTGCTACTTCTTCAGCATTCATATTGGGTTCCGACAACAATACTACTGTTTATATCAAAGCTAATGGTTCGAACAAATATCAGTTTGACACTAGTGGTAACTTTGTTGCTAACAGTAATATTACTGCTTATGGCGCTACTTCTGATGAAAGATTAAAAGAAAACATTGCACCAATTTCTAACACGCTAGAAATGGTAAAACGCCTTCAGGGTGTTACTTTTAACTGGAAAGAAGGAACTTCTGAACGTGATTTTGCTGGTATCAATAACGACATTGGTTTGATTGCACAAAACGTCCAGGAAGTTATACCAGAACTGGTTCGTGAAGGCCAAGATGGTTATCTATCTTTGCGCGATAGAGGATTGTTTGCAATTCTAATAGAAGCAATCAAAGAACAGCAAATTCAGATTGAAGAACTAAAGAAAAAAATAGGATAATCTAATGCCAACACCTAGCTCTGACGCTATATCTTTTTCTGATATAGCCAGAATAATTTATAATAACAGCACGGCGTTAACATCTTTAAATGACTCTGATGTTAGATATTTAGCGGGCGCTGGAACTACTGGTATTGTCTCTATGTCGGACGCTCGTGGTAAACCAACTGCGGGTAATACAGGAACAACATATCATACTCCTGGAAGTTATAGTTGGTTAGTTGTTCCATACGAAAATCTGACAGCAACGGTTGCAGGAGGTGGAGGATCTGGTGGAAGTTATTGTGGTGGTCAAATCCTCCCGCCCCCATTTTTTCCTCTTTGCGGAAATTATTGCTGTTCTCCTAGTGGTAATCCTGGTTCGAATACATCTTTCAATGGAGTCATTGCTTATGGGGGTGGTGGTGGCGCTTCTGCTGGTGCAGTTGGCGCTGCTGGTGGAAATAATCTCAATGGTAATCTTGGAGGCGGTGGCGCAGGTGGGGCAGGTAACACTAATCCAGCAGATACAAACTGTAACCAAGGAGCAGGAGGAAATGGTGGCGCCGGTGGGTATGCTCAAAAAACTTGGAGAAAGGCTGTGGACGGACCTAATTATAATACAACAATAAATTTTACTGTTGGAGCAGGCGGGCCAAGACCAAGTAATACTAGCTGTCGCGATCAACGTGGTGCCGCTGGTAGTAGTGGTTATGTCACTATTTCATGGAGTTAATTATGAATTTTCTTATCAAAATAGAAAACGGTAAACCAATAAATCACCCAATCGCCGAAGAAAATCTAAAAGTATTTTATCCGGATTTAAACATCAATAATCCACCACAAGGTTACGCTAGGTTTGTCAGAAAACCATTACCGGAAATTGGGTTATACCAAACAATTTCTTCTAGCCGATACGTCATCGATGATGATTTATCCAAAGAATATAACACTACAGTATGGACAGATTATTATGAAATAAACTCGATTTCGGAAAAACAATTACTAGAAATTGCTATCAAAGATGTGAGTGATTTTAACGAGAACATGAGAAAGAGTATGAATGCTCCTTATGCTGCTCCTGATGATGGTAATTATTATATATGGTCTGTTTCCTCTAATAAATGGGTTTTAAAGCCTGATAATTTTGAAGAATTGGCTACGAAATTTTATGAAAAAATGAAAGAGTTAAATTTATTAGATATCAAACCAGAAGATTTTGATAAAATTGATAAACAAAAATTAATAGAATTAGAAAATATTTTTTCACTATTCGAGGTTAATAAATAGTCATGAAAGATATTAAAAAGGTTTGGGAAGAAAGAAGTAAAAAAGCAAAAGAAAGATTAGAAATTTGCAACTCTTGTAAGTATTTCGATGCATCTATTTTTATGTGTAGAGAATGCGGTTGTTTTATGAAATTAAAAACTTTGTTTCCTAGTTCCAAATGCCCAATCGGCAAATGGAGTTCTTATACGGAAAACGATTAAACTTTTAGGAAATCTATAATGGCAGTCCCAACAACAAGAGCAGAATTTGTTGAAAATTGTTTACGAAGATTGGGTAAACCAGTTATTGAAATCAACGTTGACGATGATCAAGTTTCCGATCGTATCGACGAAGCTCTACGATATTTTTGGGATTATCATTTTGATGGTTCTGAAAAAACATATTACAAAAGACAAATTGATCAAACTGATATAGATAACAAGTATATTACGCTTCCAGAAAATATTATTGGAGCTGTAAACATTTTTCCTCTTGGTTCTGCATTAGGTTTAAACAATCTTTTTAATATTCGTTACCAGATTGCGTTGAATGATCTTTACACTTTAACATCAGTTTCTATGGTGCCATATTATATGGCCATGAATCATGTTCAGTTTCTAGAACAGATGCTAGTTGGCCAACAGCCACTCAGATACAATAGACACATTAATAGACTTTATATCGACATGTCTTGGGATCAAGTTGCTGTGGGTAATTATTTAATCGTTGAAGCATATCAAGTTGTTGATCCTGATGTTTATACTGATGCATGGGCTGATAGATGGTTAGGTAGATATGCAGCTTGTCTGATCAAACAGCAATGGGGTCAAAACCTTAAGAAGTTTGAAGGTATGAAAATGCCAGGTGGACTGACTTTTAATGGTCAAAAAATATACGATGAAGCCACTCAGGAAAGAGCAGATCTAGAGCGTGAAATGATTTACAGCTATAGTTTACCAGCAACCGATATGATCGGATAATCATGGCCACCAATTTTTTCTTCAATAATTTTCAAGCATCTCAGGAGCAGCTGCTTCTTGAGAATTTGATTGTTGAATCAATAAAAATATATGGTCACGATATATACTACATTCCTCGTAAATTGAACAATTATGATGATGTGTATGGAGCAGACGATCAATCGTCATATGAAGTAGCTTACCCAATAGAAATGTATATTAAATCTATTGATGGTTTCAGCGGCGATCAAGAATTCCTTTCTAAGTTTGGCGTTGAAATCCGTAATCAGGTTGTGTTCTCGGTCGCTCGTAGAATTTTTAACGATGAAGTCGGAGAGTTTACTACTCAGGTAAGACCAAACGAAGGCGACCTAATTTGGTTTCCATTGAATCAAAGAGCTTTTCAAATAAAATATGTAAATAAGTACGAGATGTTTTACCAGCTTGGCGCTTTACAAACATGGGAAATGACTTGTGAAGTATTTGAGTATTCAGGCGAACTTATCAATACCGGTATTCCTGAAATAGATGCTATTCAGAAAAAATATGATATCAATATTCTTGATTGGACTATCAAAGAAGAAAGCTCGAATGAATTGCCTATTTTGACTGAAGACGGAGATTATATAGTTCTGGAAAATTCTTCAATGAACGATCTTATACATGCTTCTGATAACGAAGAAATACAACAAGAGTCAGATTTATTTGTAGACTTTAGTTCAATAGATCCATTTAGCGAAGGTAAAATTTAATGTTTGGTTCGCCGTTTTATTTTGGTCTTATAAGAAAATATGTAATTCTTATGGGAACTTTGCTAAATCAGATTCGAATTACTAGAACAAACACAGCTGGAAATGTTACTGCTCTTTTAAGGGTTCCAATTACATACGCTCCTAAAGATAAAATGCTGGCTCGTATTACACAAGATCCAGGTTTAGACGCTCAAACAGCAGTAGCGCCATTGCCTATGATCTCTTTCGAGATGGGCAAAATGGTTTATGATGGCTCTAGAAAATTAAACACTATTGGTAAGGTTTCTGTCAAAGACGCTACTGACGCTGATAAGTTCAAATATCAATATAATCCTGTTCCTTACAATATAGATTTTAAGGTTTTTATCTACGCTAAAAACGCTGAAGATGGAACTAAAATTATTGAACAGATACTTCCGTATTTTACTCCAGATTGGACAACTACTTGTAATTTAATTCCAGAAGTTAATGTTACAATGGACATACCAATCATTCTAAATAACATTAGTTATTCTGATAATTATGATGGAGCATATACTGAAAGAAGAGCTATAATTTGGCAGTTGGATTTTGTATTGAAAGGTTATCTTTACGGACCTGTTAAATCCTCTGGTATTATTAAGTTCGTTAGAACACAGTTTTATATACCTTCTACAAATACTGCCGCTCAGGGTAGAGGTATAACTCAAATGGCCGAGAAGGTAACAGTTCAGCCAGGTTTAGACGCTAATGGCAATCCTATAAATTACTATGGAGGTCCAAACGCCAACACAGGAACTGTGCCTTATATTGAAATAAATTCCGACGATGATTATGGTTTCATAACTCAAATTTATAACACTGATGAGATTGAATGACAGAAAAAAATGATGAAACGGATAAATCTCTTACTCCGTTACAATATGAAAAACAAATTGACAATTTGATAGCAAAAGCTCATGATGATTCTGCTAGAAATGATTTCGAAGCAGCCAGAGCTAATCTTTATGAAGTTATTCAAACAGGTCAAGAAGCAATTGATAAGCTATCTGAAATAGCTGGTCAATCGCAGCATCCACGTGCGTTCGAAGTTCTTGCTAAGTTGATGGATACAGTTGTCAACACCAATAAAGAACTGTTAGAATTACAAACAAAAATAAGAGACATTGACGCTAAGGATTCTCCTATAAGCGAAAAAGCTCAGACTATCAATAACAATCTATTTGTAGGATCGACAGCAGAGTTACAAAAAGTTCTTAAGGATATGAAGAACAATGAATGAATTGACTGGCGGTTATAAGGGTAATGTTCTATTAAAGAAAACTAATCAGAACATTGAATGGACTCCGGAACTT